TAGATTTAAGTGAAGAGGTGTGCGACACAGTAGGAGCTATGTTTAGTTCTAACACTGAAACAGGTATTACAGCAACTTATCAAGATGCTGATAATACAATTGATTTAGTAGTAGGAACATTAAACCAAGACACTACTGGACTTGCAGGCACAGCAACAGCACTAGCAACAGCACGAACAATAGGTATGACAGGTGACGTCGTATGGACATCAGCATCGTTTGATGGTACAGGAAACGTTACAGGTACAGCTACTATTCAGGCCAATAGTGTTGCTTTAGGAACAGATACGACAGGAAATTACATGGCGCAAGTAAGTGGAGGAAACGGTATTACTGTTTCTCATTCACAGGGCGAAGGCTCTACTGCTACCATAACAGGAACAGCAATATACAACGCAGCCGGTAGTTTACTGAACTAGGAGTAGATTATGGCTTTAGCTAGTAGAACGGATCTACAGGATTATTGTCTAAGGAGACTAGGTGCTCCTGTGATAGAAATAAATGTGGATGAGCAACAAGTCTCGGACAGAGTCGATGATGCCATCCAATATTGGCAAGAATATCATTTCGATGGCGTCGAAAGGACTTTTGTCAAGCATGCAATCACAGGTTCCAAAGTCCACTTGACAACTAATGTAGCAGCAAACTTCCAAAAAAACGAAAAAATCGAGGGTGGCACAAGTGGCGCCCTCGCAAAGGTAGTGTCAGGCTCAGGCCAGGACATTACAATAGAAAAGATGGACACGGGGAGTGCAGATTTTGTAGCAAGCGAACAAATAACTGGAAGTGTATCCGGATCGGTTGCCACATTACACCCCACCACTTTCTATACACAGGGAGATATCGAAAATGGATATGTCCCTATTAGTAATAACATATTAGGCATCACAAAGGTATTCAACTTTGGTGGTGCAGCAACCAACGTATCCAGAGATGGAGAATTGTTTGACTTAATGTATCAATTTAGAATGAATGACTTATATAATTTAATGGGAGCAGATATGATTTATTATACTGTGGTCCAAAGTCATTTAACTACATTGGAAATGCTTTTAGCAGGCAGTAGACAAATACGTTGGAATAGAAAAACAGACAGGCTATACATGGACACAGACTGGGATAAAACATTTAACCCAGGTGATTATTTAGTAGCAGAAGCATGGGCTTTACTAGACCCGTCATCATACCCAGAGGTATATGACGATATGTTTCTAAAGAAATACGCCACTGCTTTAATTAAAAGACAATGGGGCTCTAACATGAGCAAATTCTCAGGGATTCAAATGCCAGGCGGTGTTACTCTGAATGGCGATCAAATATTTCAAGAAGCAACACAGGAGATAACGGTAATAGAAGAGCAGATGCAGAAGAGTTATGAACTGCCCCCACAATTTATGATAGGATAGTGAAATGCCTACAAACTTTTATTTTCAATCAGGCCAAGGACAAGGACAAACAAACGAACAAAGATTAGTTGAAGACTTAATTATAGAAAGTCTTAAAATCTACGGCCACGACGCTTATTACCTACCTAGGACACTAGTCAACAAAGATACCATCTTTGATGAAGACGAGCTGTCTAAATTTACACAAGCATATCCTTTAGAAATGTATTTGGATAATGTAAATGGATACGAAGGACAGGGAGACATATTTACAAGGTTTGGATTAGAAGTTAGAGATCAAGCAACCTTTGTATTGTCAAAAAGACGTTGGGAAGATATGGTGTTGACTTCTGGAGGTACCTTTACACAAACAACAAGGCCTTCTGAAGGAGATTTAATATATTTAGAGAAAACAAAATCACTATTTGAAATTAGATACGTTGATTTTCAAAATCCATTCTATCAGTTAAACCAAATTTATGTATTTAGATTAACTTGTGAACTATTCGAATACAGTTCAGAGGATTTGGATACAGGTATTTCTACAATAGATACTATTGAAACAACATACTCACAGGATATGTTGGAGTATCAATTACAATTAGAAGATGGTGGCTTATGGCTTAAAGAAGATACAGGAACAATAATTAATGAAAACTTCCAAACATCTAAACATGAGCCAATAGATAACTTAGACTTTGATAACATACAATTCTTAGAAGGTATATTAGACTTTAGTGAGAAGAATCCATTTGGAGAAATAGGTGTTTAAAGATCAAACATTTTATCATCAGCATATACGAAAAGGTATAATTGCTTTCGGAACAATATTCAATAACATAAACGTTGAACGTAAAAATAGTGCCGGTGCAGTAGCACAAACTCTCAGGGTACCATTATCATACTCTACTAAGCAAAAATTTATGACAAGGATTGCTAGAGTTACTGGTACAGATACAAGAGGTGAAGTAGCTATTACATTGCCACGTATAGGTTTTGAAATACAAGGTCTTAACTATGATCCTAGTCGAAAGACAACGGTAATACAAAAGAACAAAGCGATAGGAGTTGGTGATTTAGCAAGCACAGTTAGAGTAGCATTTAACTCTGCGCCATTTAATATGAACTTGGCCTTATATATATTTGCGAAGAACCAAGATGATGGATTACAAATTGTGGAACAAGTTCTACCATATTTTAATCCAGACTTTAATGTTACAATAAACGATTTACCAGAACTAAATATAAAGCGTGATATAAAAATCACATTAGATAGTGTTAATTATGAAGACGAATATGAAGGAGACTTTGCTAATAGGTTAAGTGTTGTATGGACTTTAAACTTTACAATGAGACTTAATTTTTACAGCAACGTAGAGAATGTTGGAATAATTAAGAAAGTTATTGCAGATATATACAACGACCCAACATTGTCATTAGACTTGTCAAACTTAAGGAGTAACATAACAGCTTATGTTGATCCAGCAGACGCAAGTCCAATTGACGCATATTCATTTGTGGAGGAATTTGATGACAACTTCGAATAAAAATACTTTTAAAGATTTAGATAAAAAATTTAATACTAAAGAAGTTACCAAGGCACTAGAAAGAAACCTAAAAGAAAGAGAAGAGGAGAGGAACAAACAGCTTCCTATTATACCGATGTCAGATGAAGACAGAGATGCGCTCCTCACTAAACAACAAGAGGAAGACTTCCAGTATGCTAGATCAATACTAAAACAGGCAGAGGCATACAACGATGAAGCCATACAAGGCATATTACATATTGCTAGAAACAGTGACCAACCACGTGCATATGAAGTAGCAGGCGGACTAATTAAAAACCTACAAGACACTGCTAAAGATATGATTGATGTACAGGAAAGACAGAAACGTGTAACAGCACCCGATCCTGCTGCGAGAGGAGCAGTTAAAACAACAAACAATTTATTTGTAGGTAGTACAAAAGACTTATTACAAGCATTAAAAAAAGAACAAGACCCTAAAGTAATAGACGTAGAGAAAGATGACACAAGCGGAAGGAAATAGTTACCACGGCAATCCTAACCTTAAACCGTTAGCGTATCAGCATGACTTTACTAAAGATGAAATCGCTGAGTATGTCAAATGTAAAGCTGATCCAATTTATTTTATAGAAACTTATGTAAAAATTATTACATTGGATAAAGGGTTACAAAATTTTAAATTATATGATTGCCAAAAAGAAAAAGTAGATGTTATAATGAAGAATAGACGTGTTGTGATAATGGAAGGACGACAACAAGGGAAAACTGTGGTAGCTTCAGCGTGTATTTTACATTATACTATCTTCGAAGAGGATAAAACAGTAGCTATTATGGCTAATAAAAGTGCCGCTGCAAGGGAAGTGTTAAACAGATATCAAATAATGTATGAGAACTTACCTATTTGGATGCAACAAGGTGTTAGGACATGGAACAAGGGTGACGTAGAATTAGAAAATAATAGTAAGGTAGTAACAGCAGCAACAACAGCAGCAGCGATACGGGGTAAGTCTGTTAATTGGCTTTACATAGATGAGGCAGCAATCATACCTAACAACATCGCGGACGAGTTTTTTACTTCTGTTTATCCAACGATTTCAGCGGGAGAGACAACTAAAATACTATTAACCTCTACTCCGTTAGGGTATAATCACTTCTGGAAGTTCTGGAATGAATCTGAAAAAGGAGAGAACGGATTTGAAAACATGTTTATTCCTTACTATGAGATACCAGGACGTGATGAGAAGTGGTTAGGAGAACAAAGACAATTACTTGGTGACGTTAAGTTCAACCAAGAGGTCTTATGTGAGTTCTTAGGTTCAACCAATACTTTAATTAACTCACAAACTATAGGAGCTATGAGTACAAAAGATCCTATATTCCAAAACAATAATTTAGACATATACGAAGAGCCACAAGAGGATCATTACTACGCTATTACAGT